CTACTTTTCTGCTGTCGTAGGACGGGCTGCATGACTTTCCTGGGCGATTCGCTCCAGCTTTTCCACGACCAGGGCTTCCGCCCACCCTGGCGGTGTCCGCTTCCCAGACTCCCAATCCTGTAGTGTCCTCCTGGGGATGCCCAGGGTATCGGTCACTCCTTGCTGACTAAGCCCGGCGGCCTGCCGAGCCTCTTTGATGGTGGTCATTTCCACCGACCTCCTTCCGCTCATTTAAAACGGATGATAAGTCCTCTCTCTCCGGCTCTGTAAAGCTGGAAGCCAGACGGGTTTTCCAGATCCAGGACTTTACCATCGTCATCATAAATCCACAGCCAGGAAGATGCTGTGTCCAGAACCAGGTTGTAATGGCTGGGGACATCTGTGTCACCAGCGATGAGGTGGGCTTTGTAATCCCCGTCCTCACCGAAAGGGATCTCTCCGATCTCCTTCGGGTTGCTGGTCCGGTAGATAAGGGCGGCGATGTCGCTCACCCCTGCACTCAGGGTGCAGTATTTGTAAAAATCCTTGTATTTTTCCGCTCGAGCGATCGCTTTCATTTCCATGACGTAGTTTTTGTCGATTTTCATGATTTTTTCTCCTTTCAGGCCGTATGGAGGCTGAAGACCTCTTCGGCCCCATCTTTAACCACGATCAGCAGGGAATGGGAGGCGCCAAATTTCTTGTCCAGCTCCTGCTGGATTGGCTTCATCTCCTGGATCAGGTCCTGGATCCAGGCGTCCATCTTTTGCCCAGCTTCCGCCGGGACACCAACGATCTTGTAGGCATCTTCCTCGCCGTTGTCTTGGTTTACGAAGTTAACGAAGCATTTCATGGTGGTTCTCCTTTCAATGGGTGGCGGGGCTCAAAGCCCCGCCCGGCTTTCAGTCTTCGTTTTTCTCGATGTCTTCCAGGATTTCACACAGGGTTTCAACTTCCCATTCTGTCAAATTGTACTGATACTGGAGTTCTTCTTTGTCATCGGCCCGCCAGCCGGAACCGTAGAGGTCCAGGGCCAGGGATTTCAGCTCTTCCCGGTTGAGTTCTTCATAACCTTCTCCAATGGTTTCATCTTTGATTAGATGGCTACCATCTTCCTGTTCTTCCCAGAGAGTCAAACGGCTTTTTTCACAGGGGTTGGCTTTTGTGGTTTTCCATGCATCGGCAATCTGTTCCCGGGTGCCGACCTCGATAGTTTCCCCGCTTTCATCCTTGATTTCGCAGTAAGGATTGTCCCCAAAAAGTTCATGATATTTTTCCGGCAGATGTTCCCTTACCATTCTGCTGGCCATGGAGACCGGCAACAGACGGATTTCTTCTCCGCCGGCCCAGGAATCGAAGCCTTCGTACCGCCCATAGGCCGTCCTGGCTCCGCCCCGGCCATGGATGAAGAACTCATGGTCGGCAGTCACGTACAGTTCTTCGATCATATAATCCAGACTGTCCGTAGGAGATGCTCCGTTGTCCCATTCACCGATAAAGGTTGCCTTATCGGTATCATAAGTTTTTTTGTTGATGGTCGTTTTCATGATATTCCCTCCTTTTAAATGGTGGCGGGGTGGCTAGCCCCGCCATTGCTTTAGCGGTTTTCGATTTCAGCCAGTTTGTCAAGGACGATTTCCAGTTCGTCATCGGTAAATCCGTACTCCTTCTGAAGGTCTTCTTTATCAGAAGTTCTCCAGCCGCCATCATAAGCAGCTCCTGCGATTTGTTCCAGTTCGATTCTCTCCATGATCAATCTCTCCTTTTCTTTTCTTTTGATGGGGGCTTTCTTTTTTTGTCCCCTTCCCTCTTTCTGACTATATTATAGCACGCATTGCGTGCTAGTTCAAGGACTTTTTATAAAATTTTGCAAAAAAAATAGAGCCCCCAGGTGCTAGCCCTGGAGGCGTTGTTACTTGCGGCTGATCCACAGCCTGGTGGCGATCATAGCTTGGTATTCCGTCTGCATGGTCCGCTGGATCTTCCACCCAAGGTAGATTTTCCAGCACCATTTCCCGGCGATTCGGGCCTCGTTTTTGTAGGCCCAGGCCAGGCCAGAGCGGCAGTAGTACCACCCGTCCCCGCTCTTGGTCTGGATCGGGTACTGCTGAGGCCAGACTGTGGTCCCGAAGATGTAAAAGGCAAAGCCATAGGCGCAGTTGCGGTACAGCCAGTGGACCCGGCAGCAGTAGCGCCGGATCCGGTTGGCCAGTCCAAACGACTTGATGAGCCTCTCCGTATAGCGGACCTGGCCGCACTCCATCCGATGCTCCTGGATATAGTGGGCGTCCCAGTCGTAGCGCAGGCAGGCTGGCATCCGGCTCACATCCGTCTTGTTGTCCAGAGTGTCGTCCCAGGTCTGCCACATGCGCAGCAGGCCAGGCAGCTCTCCCTGCTCGTCCGCAAAGAGCACCACCAGCCAGTTGGTAAGGTAGCAGAGCACCATGCAGATCAGCTGCAGAGGCAGGTAAATCAGGTATCTTATCATAGTCACCACTCCTTAACTGTATAGGTGATGGAGCCAGCCTCTACCTTGCGGCCGGTCCGGGTGTAGAGCATGCCTTCCCATCGTCCGTACTGGTAGCCCGCTCCGATGTAGGTCTTGTCGCCGGTTGTCATGGCCCCCACCTTGACCTTATGAGGCTTGCGCAGGTTGATTTTATAGACGTCCACCTTTTGGCGGTTGGGGTCAGCCGTGACCACGGTGCGGTCCGTCTTTTCCCGGGCCGCTGCCGGGACGGAGGGCTTGTCCTCTTTAATCTCTTTGGCCACAGTCTCCGCTCCTGCCGTCAGATCCGGAGCCTGGACGTAGTAGGTCACCTGGGGCATGGGCTGGGTCTGCTGGATGTGGTAGATCTCCCTGGTCACTGCCCGGACGGAGTCATCTGACAGCTTGAGCTGGTCAGCCGTCTTGACCGGATCCGTTGTGTCTTGGTACGGCATCACCGTCGGCTGCTCTTTTTGGCGCTCTCGATGGGCATAGATCAGCCCGGCCAGCAGACTGATTACGCAGAGAGCGATGACTGCCAGGATGATTTTCTTTTTTTGTTCGGGGTCCATAAAAATCACCTCTTATTTTGCGATTGGACAACTTTTATTTTGTTTTGCATATACTTTATTGCGTATATAGCAAAAACCCGCCACATCTCAATCTCGTTGATGTAGCGGGTTTTAGTCCATATTTTAGGACAGTGTCACTCCACGACGGTCAGGGTGCAGCTGTTTCCTGCGTCGATGATCATCTGGCTGAGCTCCTCACCGTCTGCATTTTGCATGCGCAGGCAGCCATAGGTGCCCTCCCACCCTTGGTACGGGGCAAATGGATCATCCAGATCACTGCCTCCCCCATGAATGTCTCTGCCCCTGGGATCACCGGTGGTGATGTAAAAGGTGCCATAGCCGGGACCATAGGCCGTAGTGATCTCAGCGCTTACATCCGGATAGGTCCCGTCCGGCAGGGACTCCCGGGGCTCACCCTGATCATTGTACCCGGCAAAAAAGTCGTCGTGACAGGGCCAGGACTTAATGACCTCATAGTCCTCGTCCATGGCGTAGATCTTCTGGCGGGATCGCTGAAATTGAATCTCCTTTAGCATTATCTTTGCCTCCTTCTATGGCATCTGGGATGCCGTTATGATTTTTATCGACAAAGTTTGCCGCCACCATCAAGATGACGGCTGCAAAGCCCTTGCTCCCCATGGAGTTGATAAAATCAATCAGCTTGGGCAGGTCGGGCTTGCCTGTTGTATACCACAAGTAAATCCAGCCGGTCATGTAGAGCACCAGGCTGGACAGTAAAAAAAGCATATAGACAATGACAAGGCCCATGGGCAGGCCCTTGATGCGGACCTTACCGGCCTGGGCGATAAAACTTAAAATCGGCTTAAAAAAGTTAGCCATGACCCACCCGCTCCTCGATGCTGTCGATCCGGTGGGTATTGCTCTTGCTCCGATCCTCCACGGACTGGAGGCGGACCTCCATCTGCTCCCGGTGGGCCTTTTCTTCGGCTAGCGTCGCATCCAGCTTGTCGAGGCTCCTCGTCACCCGGTCGAGGACAACCTGCAGAGGTGCCACCGTAGACCGGACCATGTAGAGGATTGCTCCGCCGATGAGCCCCAGGATGGCGGCTGCGTCTCCTAGCGATACATCCATACTCTTGCCTCCCTTGCTATCATCTCCAGTAGTAATACATATCTAGGAGGTTGATTTTTTATGCGTTTACCAAATGGATTTGGCTCTGTATACAAGCTCCAGGGGCACAGACGGCGCCCGTGGGTAGTTAAAAAGACGATAGAGGGCCGTCAAAAAGCCCTGGGGTATTTTGAGACACATGATGCGGCCCTCACTTTTTTTTGCTCAAGGTAATCCGTTGTAATCTGAATTCGAATTGTCCTGGTTCTAACCATGTGACCATGGGATGGTGTTTCGTTGATGGTCAACTAAACCAGTGACAGAGTGTTCCCTGTCATGGTTCCATCGGTAAATTCGCTCATAGTCTCTCCTTTATGCATAGCAAATAAATGCACGCACGGTATAAGTTAACGGGGTTACGGTAGTTGATTTGCCATAGATGGCGGAGGAACGGGAAGCGTTAAGGGATATCGTAAGGGCATTATTAGTATCACCATTTTCATAGGGGCCATTGTTCGTTGCATAAGCATCAAGGCTAAAAGCTCCTTGGGCTCCGGCTTGGTCAGCGTATGTGTAAATCCTCTGGAATTTCCCTGTGATGTTCGGCAACCCCGCTTCCACCATCTGCCCCGGTGTGGCGTCAGCTCTCAGATACCGCCCGTTAAGGTTCGGTAGCGTCGTGGTCCCCAGATAATCCACCAGCCGTTTATACTTGTCCCCGTCAATCGTCTGCCCGTCCAACGGCAGGAGGTATTCATGCTCCCCTGTTTTTGTCAGCGGTTTATAGATAATATCGCCTATACTGTGTTTGCTCAGTGTATCGTTGATATAAAACGTTACAGTTCCGTCAGCTATTACCCCACCCATGTTACTTTTAACGGTCGTCCAGTCCGGCTCTGTGCTACCCGTCGTCCCTGCTTGAGTCACGACGATTACACAGCCCGGTGGAAGGCTTGGAGAGGTCAGTACGTCGCCAACCTTGTAAGCCGTGTTGCGCTTAATCTGGTACGGGACGCCTGCTTCCTGCTTCGTGGCGTAGGTGCTTTCCGCTTCCGTGCTGTTCAGCTTTTTGGCCAGCTCTGCCGTCATGGTGGCCGCAAAGTTGGAGTCGTTGCCCAGAGCCTTTGCCAGCTCGTTCAAAGTGTTTAATTGGTCGGGGGCACCGTTGACCAATGCAGAAATAGACTTGGCAACAAATTCCGTGTTGGCAATGGCTTTACTGCTGTTGCCAGCGTTCGCTGTGGGGACGGAAGACTCCTCATACACAGTTAAAGCTTTTGTAGTAATACCGTTTGCCATGTAAAGCCTTACGTCATCTAGTCCAGCATCCGTGATGCGTTGTGCAATAGTCGTTACTCCCTGCTCATCTATTACTTGTGGTTTATTCTTAATAAACGCCTTGCTCGTGCTGTCCGTCACGTTCCAGTCGGCCTGCTGTTCCCTTGCACTATTGGCCGCATCGTTTGCACTGGCTTTAGCCGCATCCCTAGCGGCAATGGCTTCGTCAGCAATCTTCCGGGCGTTGTCAGTTTCGATGTACTTCTGCCCGTCCCAGAGATACCATTTGCCCGTATCCTCTGCGATGTACATGGCGGATAAATCCCCTGTAGCGGGGAGTGCGTCCTTGTTGGCTACGTATACCCTGCCCCCGTTGATGGCATCGTGGAGTGCCTCCAGGTCGTTGGCTACGTAGTCAATCCAGCCAGTGCCCTCAGCGTTGGCTAATGGCGTTTTCTTGCCGAAAGCACCGTCCTGGATGATGCTGTCGTTTGCATCCCTCAGCTCGGGGTGCTGATATGCTTGTCGTTTCATGCGTCCTCCTTAACTTACCGAATAGTTTTGAGTTGACTGGTCAACTGCCAAAAACAGGGCCGTCCCGTCACTGTCGATGACCTGTGTAGAGTCGTTACCCTGCATTGTGCCCTCGATGCTCTGCAGGGTACATTTGCCATCCCCCACATCTCCTGCGTCGTTGCTCTTCCCCATGTGGTTAGCCCGTGGGCGCCACTGGATATTTACCGTAATGGCGCTGACCGAAGGAATCTGAAATTGGGAGGTCTGGACGCTCTGCCCGTTCCAGTAGTCGAAATAGCCGCCGTCCGTGCCGCCCACATCTTCGGACAGCACGGTCTTGCCCGCCGCCGTTACCGTGACACGGGTAAAGGGGGCGTCGTTCTTGCTGCTTTTCCCGATTCCAATGCCAGTACCTTTAGCGTGCCAAATCCCGCTGAAATACAGGTTCAGTTTAATGAGTCTTGCACGGCTGTCCACGCTGATGTTCTTTGTCCATGAAAACGTCTGGCGGATTGAGCCATCAGTATACCCTCTCGCCCCGGAAAAAGAGCCTAAATCCGTGTTTACGCTCTGCCAGTAGCTTGTATTATCTATCCCGGAGTAGCACATAACCCGAAATCCGTTTGGGCTTACGTCGGTTGCCCGGCAGTGGATACGGATAATGGCCCCGCTTTTGTTGTTGTCCGCTGTGGTTACAGACAGCGGAGTTATAAGAACCTTCGGGGCGGTAGGCCATGCAACGGGGAATTTAACATACTGGTTATGTTTTGCCGTGCCGATAATCATGCGGCGGACACTGTTGTAGGCGTTTCCGTCGCTGTCGAAAAACGTCATACCCTTTCCGTCAAACATGATGGATTCACCGTTGCTCTGCTTAACCCGCATCCCGTCCTCATTAAGGAATACGTTTCCGCCGGTAATGGCCAGTGCCCCTTCCAGGGAAATGTTGGCTGCCTGCAGCATCTTGCTCGTAACGATGTTGTCGTCAAAGTAAGTCTCGCCGGTGATGTGGACCTTGGAGCCGTCGATGAGGATGCTCTCCGGGCTGACGTTGATTTGGTTGATGACATCCCCCTCCTTGACCCGGAGGTTGATGGCGTCGTTGAGCTGAGTCAGGGCAGAGTAGTTTTTATAGCCATCCTCAGCGTTGAGGTTGTCCACCACGACGCTAACCTTGTTTTCGGCGTCCACGCCCTTCTTCAGCTGGTCCTTGATGGCTGCATTGACCTTGTCCAGGCTGATGGCCTCGTTTTTAATCATTGACTCGTCAATCTCGACTTTAACCGTCACCAGGGCCTCGTCCGATTTATCGCCCTCGCCAAAGAGGTCATAGTAGGCAAGCCGCACCGTATAGACACCGGCTCCACAGGTGCAGGAGTAGACGTTGTTGGGCGTCCGGATGACGTCCTGGCTGTCGATGTAGATGGCCATGCCAATGCAGCCATTGGGGATGGCTTTGGCCATGATTCCAAAGCCTCCGATGGTCGCTGTCAGCTTGGGGACCGCCGGAGTCGGCGGCAGAGCCTTGCTGTACTTGAGTGTCGCCGGGTCGGAGTACTTGCCCAGGGCGTTGCAGGCAAAGAGGTACAGAGTACCTGTCCGGGAGGTCAGCGTCAGTGATGCCTTGAGGCCATTGGTCCGTGCCAGCAGGCTGGCTCCCTCGATTCCCGGGTGGTTGTCCAGGCGTATCTCATAAAAGCTGATGTCGGTGTTGGTGACCTCTTTCCAGGTGGCCACGGCCGCCGCTCCAAAGTCGACGGTAAAGCCGTACGGCGTATTAGGGATGTAGGTCTTGAGAGCCACCACGATGTCCTTGCTGGGTGCCAGATCCGGGCTGGTGGAGGCTCCCCACTCGTCCACAGTGGTCACGCAGATCCGGTAGGTATCGCCCACTACAGCCTGGGGGATGACCACCTGGTCCTTGCCGCTGCCGCCAAAAATCCACTCGCCGCTAAAGCCCATGCTGTCAACGCTGACTCCCTCGGTGGCAGACAGGTTGTCTACTTGCCCATGGTCCGTTTTATACCAGACACGGCCCTCCAGGTAGGAGTCCAGGGCCGGAGGAGTCCACTTGACTACGATGTCATAGCGGCTGACCCCGTCGGCCTGCTGACGATAGCGGTTATAGCAGCTGATGCCCGTCACGGGCGGGATGTAGTAGGGCTGGATGGTGTACTGATAGGCCTTGACCTTGCTCAGATCCTGATTTCCGGCGCCGAAGATGTTGTAGGAGACAAATTTGAGCCAGATCTTTTTACCGATGTCAGCCTTGGTAAAGGGAGCCTTGAGCAGCGTGGAGTCCATACGGGCAAACTGCACTCCGGCCTTATGGGCGGCGGCAGTGGTAAAGTACTGCCCACGGATGCAGCCGGACAGCTGCCAATGGCCATTACTCAGCAAGGTGGCTGTCTGATAGCTAAAGCACTCCCCGTCTACCCAGCAGAGGGTGTTGCCCCGCTCTGCATCCTGGGCAGTGCCTGACAAAAAGTCACCGTTACTGGAGACCTCCAGGGTGGTGGCATCTTTGGTGACGTTGGTGGCCAGGGTGCCGATCCGGGCTGTGTTGGTGATCATACCGATAGAGCGGTAGGTGGTCCCGTCGTCGGAGGCATAGACCTCGCAGCCGCCCCAGAGGTCACCCTTGCCTTTTGCCCCGATCCACAGTTCCAGTCCGTTGGTGGTCAGATCCGCCGGGGGCTGGATCAGCACGGGGGTATCCGTGTCGGGAGCGGTCACATTATAGTCGACGTAGGGCCGGTCCTGACTGTGCACGTCGTACTGGGGAGCCGTCACGTCCATAGGCGGCACGCTGACTGCCGTAAATGTCAGCACCCCGTTGGTGCCCTCGGTTACAGAGCTGATCCGCACTACCTGCTTGTCCAGGCCGATGGATGGATCCGTGAGTGTGACCAAATCGCCAACCTCTAACCGGCAAAAGGACCAGTCCAGCTTAAAGGTATACTGATTTCGGCCATAGATGGCCTTCCGGGCCAGCGCCTCTGCCAGCTTCACGGCCCGCTCCTTGGTGTAAAACCAATGGGCCTTAGTCGTGCTGGCCTGCCGGACGCCATGCTCTGCGATGTCCTTAGAGAGTGCGTAGGATACGGTCTCCTTGTCGTAGCTGTTTTTGCGGGAGATAAACTCCACGGGGTACTGATTGTAGACCTCGCTGCTATCCTTGCGGCTATAGGTCACCAGGGCGGCGCCACTCTGGGGGAGCATGTCGTCCGGAGTCAGTGCATAGCGGATGGTGGTATCCGGCTTCCAGCCGCCGTGTGCCTGGTCGTCCAGGACCACGATTTTGTAGTGGTCGTTGCTCCAAAACATATAGGCATTGGTGATGTTGATGATTTCGTTGATGATTTCCCGGGTCTCCCTGGCGCTGGTGTCGTCCATGGGGCTGGAGATCAGCAGGTCGTTTTCTCGGCAGTAGGTGCGATAGTTGTCCAGTCCATCAATGGCCACACCGGAGAGGCCCGTCTTGTCCAGGATGTACCTGATCACATCGGCGGGGTTGGCGTCGGTGTAGTCTCCGGTGCTGAGCAGCTTGCCCTTGATCTCAAAGTTGTAGGTGGGAAAAGTGGCATTATCGCCCAGATCTACCACCCCGGCCATATAGGCCAGACCCTTATAAGGCAGGGCCTTGTCCGGGTGTTTCCCCTGGACATAAGCCCAGGGCTGCTGCGTGTCCGTGCCGGTCCAGCAGGTCAGGCCGATGTTGTCATTTGGGTAGTCGTAGACCGACTTGCCAACCCACACCTTGCCGATGCCGTTGATGGGTCCTTCGCACAGGCCCAGGATGGTGGCCACTGTGTAGGTGTAGGTGATGGTCACGGTCTTTTTCCGGCCGCCCTTCCCCGCCTTATGGCTCTCCCGATGCTCATGAGCCGTAAAGTCATCGTAGTAGATGACGTTGCCAGACCTACGTGTGGTGCCAAAGACCTCAGGGACAGCACTGCCGTACTCGGCCGTAGTCACAGTAAAGTTGGAGATCTTGTCGGCCCGGTTGTATGTGGTATGCGATTTAAATATCCCCATGCGCTGTCACCTCCTTGTATTTGTCCGGATTAAACCGGTAGATCGCTCTCAACCGGCTGTGGCCATGGGCATCCACAAACATGACCTCATTCAGATCAGACAGGATGACGCCTTTGTCGATGACTGCATGACAAATCTGGCCGTTGCCGATGTAGACGCCGCCATGGCTGATGCACCGGCCAAATTGATAGAGCAGGAAGTCACCAGGCTCCATGGTCTCCACCTTGTCGCAGTAGGTCTGCACATAGTGTAAAAACCACTCGTCGGAGTGATGCAAGTGCCACTCATTGCTGTAGGGTTTGATGGGGATGGAGCCCCTGGCTACTGCTCCGGAGTCCTCCAGGCTGGCGATGAGTAGCATGCCACAGTCCACGCCCCTGCCCTTGACTCGGGCCATGTTGATATGGGGAGTCCCCAGCCAGGCAAGGGATGCCTGGGCAATCTTGTCACCGATCGTGCTCATAGCAGTACCTCCTTTTGAGGGACAAAGGGAGCGATCAGACAGGTCTCCTCGCTTGTCTGGCTCGAGATGATGTTGGAGTCACTGTTGAGGGTGTAGGTGCCCTGGGGGTAGTACTTGCGCAGCGGAAACTGCATGTTGAGCCCCTGGGTCTTGCTCTTGACCGTCAGCTCCACCTTGATGCCACCGGCCTGCTTGACCTCCACCTGCCCGCCAAAGAGGGCGATGGCCCCCACAACGGTCTGGCCGTTAAAAAAGCAGCGGCTCAGATAGAGCTTTGCCTGGTCAAGAGTGCCATCGTGGGCGGCTTTTAAAAAGGCTTTGCTCTCCAGGCTGTCGTTTTTGTCGCAATAGACAGTAACCGTCATGGAGTCCACGCTAATGCTCGGGTTGGTTTTGATCTGCTGCCTGCTAAGCAGCAGGGCATTGTGCCTATAAACATTGCCGTTGTAGGTGATGTCCTGATCTGTGTCGCAGTACCTGTAGGTGTTTCCGGAGTCCAGGACAAGATCATACAGGTCGCAGCTGGTGAGGCTCTTTACTGTGCTCAGATAGGACGCCAGGTCCTTAGATACGTCTTTCATGGCTGGTCACCTCACCTTACTGTGACCAGCTTGAAGCTGCTGGTCCGATTGATGTTGTCATACTCGTGCTCGATCTCAATGCCGTCTCCGGAGAGATACACCTGCCAGTAGTAGCGGTAGTCAGCCTTGACTACCGCTGAGGCGGACGGCGGGGTACTGAATTTAATCAGACCTCCGGCCGTCAGACTGTACTTGTTGCTGGCCTGCTTGACGTTATCCACATATACACTCAGGTTATCCACATAGCTGACCGGCTCCACATAATCGCCCATCTGCATCAAAGGCTGGTACAGTCCGCTGCTGACCATGGGGAGCTGCAGGCCTTTGACCTGGTAGTCCTCAGCATCCAGCCAGTAAAAGGGTGTCAGGGCTCCCTTGAGTTTTGCTACAAAGCCGTGGAGGGCTCTAGCCTCCTCATCAGTCAAGTAGTTGACTTTGACTTTGATGGTCCACTCCGGGTATAGCTGATTAGTCAGGGCCCGGCGCATGCCGGACCCTGCTGTTTGTACCTGTGTACTCCATTTTTGACTTTTGCTGGACTCGTAAGCGATTTTACAAGTCGGAAAAAACAGTCTGCTCATAGTCCTCTATCACCTCACCATACCCCGGTGTTACCGGTGTAGTCTCGATCATTGTCCAGCAGCAGCTGCTTGATGGTGTCGCCGCCGCCGTTGCGCAGGAAATCTACAAAGCTGGATGCATCCAGGGCACTCACGTTGAGCTGGACCGTGCCTCCTGCCTTGAGGATGATGCCGCTGCCGCCGGAGCCGCTCACCAGGCCGCCGCTGGCAAAATGCCGGATGCTGCGGCCCTGGTTGATGGCATCCAGGAGCGGAGCCCCCACCCGGGACACTGCGTCCGCATTGATGACGTACTCGCCATTGGACAGCATGGCCGGGATGGAGTCGCTGGTACTTGTGCCTGGTCCGCTGATGTAGCCGCCAGATGCAAAGAAGAAGAAGCCGCTGCCGCCTACGGACATACTTTTCAGCGCTATGGATGCGCTCAGGGCGGCAGCGCTCAGGGCTTGCATGGCTGCAGTCGTCGTCACGGTGGTGGCGGATTCGGCCGGTTTTGTCGTCATGTTGAGGACGCCCTGGACGACGTTGTAAGCACCTAGCAGGTTGCCAGCCGTTCCGGTTGCTCCGCCCATGGCAGTGACTGCCGTGGTGGCGGAGTTGAGCCCGGTGCTTAGGGAGTTGAGCCCGGTGGCCACAGCCCCCACGCCCATATCTCCTACACCGATGCCACCGGAGCTTCCTCCGGATCCGTTGTTGCCGCCACCTCCAAAGATGCTGCTGATGTTGAGCAGTCCGCCCATGGCAACGTCTCCGATGATGCTCAGACCGCCGCCCTGGGCTCCATTGTTGCCGCCCAGGAATCCACCGAATAGGCTGGTAACGATCTGTGCCGCCCACTTTTCTGTGATCTGGTTTACGATTTCCAGCATGATGGAGTCAAAGAGATCCAAGATGGAGTCGGTAAAGCTGTTTTCGCCGGTAAAAAGATTGGTGAAAAAGTCCTGGAGCCCGGTCTGGGCTTTTTCAGCCACGGCCGTCATCTGCTCGTCCACAGAGACGTTGGCGGCCTTCCAGAGGTCGTAGTACCTCTCCATGGCCTCGGTCCGTCCATCCCACTCCCGGCTGTCCTTGCCTTCCTGGCTATTCAGGATGCTCTGGAGCTGGATCATGTCGTGGGCCTTGATGGCGTACTCAACCTGGCGGTCAAAAGACTCCCGGTAGGCGTCCACTCGTTTCTGGGCGGCGGCTGCCGTCTGGGCTGTGTACCACTCCTCGACGGCGGCCATGGCCTCCTTGTCGTTCTTGTTCTTGGCCACTGCCTTGAGCCGTTCGTCCCGTTCTTTGTTGATGGCGTCCAGTGTGCTCTGGTACTCGGCATCGGCCAGGCTCTTGTAGTCGCCCTTTACCTCAGCATTGGCCTTGGCCGTATCGGTGACCAGCTTGTCCAAATTCTCTTTCCGCTGCTTCTCTACCTTGTCCATCATGGTGGTCTGATAGGTGGCCAGCTCGTCGGTGAGCATCTTGATAGCATCCGCAGGGACCCCATCTTTTTGAATTTGTGCGATCTCCTGGGCTTTCTTTCTGACATCCTCGGTCACGCTGGTCATTCCGGATTCGTAAGCCGTGCCTGTCTCCTTGCCGATGGCGTCTTTCATGGACGTAAACAGTTCCATGGCCTTGGCCTTAGCATTATTGAGCCGATCAATGGCCTCCTGCTGCTTCTGCTGATCTGGGAGCATGGACTGAGACATCGTCTGGCCGCCGGTAAACTCTCGGATAGATCCAAACCCGATAAAACCAAACTCGTCTTTCCAGGACGCCAGATCCCGCTGCTGCAGGCCGCCTTTGGAGTCTCGGGAGATTACCTGCCCGTTGCCGACATACATCCCGACATGCTTAGGACCGGAGATGTAGTCCCCAGCCTCGGGGATGTAACCGTCTCCCGGATTGTGCCAGGCTCCTTTGGCTTCCAACTGATCTTCAATGTTGTCACCGGAGGCCGTGTAAAAGGACTTCAGTGCCCCGGTTGCGGCGTACATCGTTCCGACAAAGGCGGCGCAGGACATGTTCATGTCGGTGGTCAGCTCAGGGTTGAGCCACTGACTGCCAGGAGCCTGGTTATATGCGTTGATGGCATTTTGTGCGGCAATCTGGCCGATGGGGACCTGGACCTCTACAGGCTTGGGCTCGGGGGCTTTAGCAGCGGCGGCACTGCTCCCGGCCCCGCTGCTGCCCGTAGCTGTCGCTGCGTTGACTTTGTTCAGGGCCTCCTGGAGCTTTGCCGTGAGGTCTGCAGCCGTAGAGTCGCCACTGCCGTCACCGCCGCCACTGCTTACGTTGACTCTGGTCTTGGGTGCCTTCCTGGCGGCTTCCACATCGTTGAGGACCTGCAGAGTCTGCTCATCGGTGACGTCTGTGTATTTATAAGCGCCGCCGCCCAGGGCTTCGTCCTCCTCGTCGTTGATGCCACGGAGCTTCCACTCGCCGTCAACTTTTTTATAGGTATTACCGTTGTACTTTACTGTATCGTCGTAATATTCCTTGTTAAATTGAGCCTGCTTGTATTGGAAGAGCTTGTAGGTGGCATAGCCGATGGCCGCAGCTACGCCCATCCAGCCCCCGATCAGGCCCCAGACGGCCGACTTGATTGTCCCAATGGCTGTGACGCTGGTAGTTGCTGCCCCCACCGTTTTGACAGCTGCCCCGGTGGCCGCCGTGCCCGTGGTAGCAATGGCTGCAGAGGTCACTGCTGCCTGCCCGGCCACCTTTGCCCCGGCTGCACTCTGGACGGCTGCCGACTCGGTGGCCGCCGCATTGACCTGGGCATAAGCTGCCGTCATGGCGTTGCGGATGGCAGCGGCTTCTTCTGCCGCCTGGAGTTCCCGTTGTTTTACAAATTTGGCATAAAGTGCTGTCTTTTCGGCTTCTGTAGTCTGCATGGTGGCCAGGCTCTGGTAGTAGGCCTTTTCCTCCGCCAGGGCCGCCGCCTGGACCATCTTGATGCGCTTTTCAATGGCCTTTTCCTGAACCCGGGTCAGTGCCTCCTCAGCCGCCGTAGATCCGGCAGAGCCAAAGAGACCGCCCACGGCACGGCTGGCCGACTGGAGTGCCTGGAGAGTCTTATAGACTGCGATAAACGCCACCACGTTCCGGGTGATGTCCACGATCTCTTCTTTGTTCGCCGCTAAAAATTTTGCCGTGTTGGACAGCCCTGTCATAAGGTACGGCAGGTATGCCTCCACGATGGGTGCCAGTGCGGCCCCGGTGGCCAGGCCGATGCTGCTGGCCTGCATCTTGAGAGTGGTCAGCTCCTTAGAGAGCCTGTCCATTTCCTCCGGATCCAGGCCGATGCCGCTGATCTTGTTCGCCTGCTCCTTAGCCTCGGCATATTCCCGGAGAGTACCAGCCAGGGCCAGGCCCTTGGCCCCCAGGGTATTCATGATAAATTCCTGCTGGTATCCTGCCTTAGCCGCCTTTTGATAGCCTTCGGCCAGGGCTTCCAGCTGTTGGTTGACCGGGAGCAGTTTGCCATTGGAGTCCTGGAGGGATACCCCTACCGCCTGGAGCATGATCTGTGCCTTTTCGGCGGCGGTCCCGCCCCCGGTTAGCGTCTTGTCCAGCTTCATCAGCGCCGTGCTTGCAGTCTGGATGTCGCCTCCGGCGATGGCCACCGTCCGGCTAAACATGGATGCCTCGGCAGCAGAGATGCCCATGGCCTCCGTCAGATCATGGATCCGGGAGCCTGCCTCCACTGCCCCACTGATCAGCTGCGTGAAACCAAAGCCAGCCCCCGCAAGAGCAGCGGCCTTGGCCACCTTGCTGGCAAATCCCTCCACGGATGCAGAGGTTCCGTTGATGGCATCCGTAAATCCCTTGATGGGGAACGGCTCAAAAGTCTTATCGATCTGGCCCTTGGCGTTTTTGAGTGCTGAGTTTAACCCGGAGCTGTCAGCCCCGATCTTGATAAGTAGGTCTGCAATCGTCGACATGTTGTCACCGTCCTTTCTCTTGGGTTAATCCAAATTCATCCATGAGGATCTTGCGATCCTCCATCATCTTTCGCATCCGCTGCTGGGGAGTTGTCCACAGGGGCTCGATGAGGTCTTTAACCTTCACCGGCTCTTTGGAGTAAGGGGACAGCAGCACACTGACCCAGTAGGCCGTGCGGCAGTCCCTGGCCTTTTGAGCTTCCTGGGATGCCTCAAAGCATTGGTAAAACTCCCCTGGTTGCATCTCCTCAAATTCTGCTGGATGGATGCCGATGGTAAAGGCGGCCTTCTCGGCCACCGCTATCCAGTCGGCTACGCTTTGGATTCGAGGGGAGCCAGCACTCTCCGATAAGCCTGGATCGCTTTCTCGGTCGCCTTGCTGTCCCCTTTGATAAAAAGCCCGCTGGCGATGATGGCTTCGAAGATGTAGGCGTTGAGCTCGTCCAGGTTACCGCCCTGCTCGCAGTAGGAGTCAATAAAATCATATGCGTCAAAGTCCTTGGGTTTGTCCTGGATCCCCGCATTAAGACAAGCGACGGTAAAGTCGATGTTGATAGCGTTGCCCATGGACGGATTGACCATTACCTGCCCCAGCATAAAAACAAGGGAGCGGCCGATAGACCGCTCCGCTGCTGCCAGAGCCTTGGTATTGTACATCAGAGAGTAGGTCTTGTCCCCGACCTTAATATCAATGCTCTTTTTCATAATTTACTCCTTATGCCCCGGTCGTTACTTCGGAAATTTCGCCCTGGCCTTCCAGCGTGGCGTCGATAGTAGCGGCATCTTTGTAGGCCAGACCTTTTTTAAACTTAGTAACAGCGGCCCACCCCTGCTGATAGCTCTTATCGGGATATACAATCTTGGCAAGGACCGGCTTGCCGTTCATAAATGCGTACTCCATGATTTGAGCTCCGTCGTCGTTCATAACCTGGAGACCGGTGTAGTTGATGCTCCAGCTCTTGAGGCCCTGCAGTTTGGTCTGCCAGCCGCCGCTGGTCTTATGGGATGCGTCGATGGAGTCGGAGCTCATGTCCAGGGTGCAGTCACGCTGACCGCCCACCAGAGTCCACTTCGGGGTTTCGGTAGTGCTGCCGGGTGCTCCCAGATACAGCAGGGTGTCTTTACCGGATTGGGCTTCTGTCGTATCGGTGGGAGTCGGGAGCTTCTTCAGGTCTTCAGCAGTAATAGTCATATGGTTTTCCTCCTGTTAAATCTTGTTGAGTAAAAACGATGCGGTGAGGGTTCCGTGGTAGCCTGTGGTTACCTCCGGAAACGCCTCTATCACATCGATGTTGGCAGATATGGTCTTGTAGCCATCCACCGCCAGGGTTGGGCCGTAGTAGGACAACAATGCGGAGATGTCATTGAGCACGTCATTGACCTTCCGCTTGCCGTTGCTGTCGGCCCACACATCGATGTTGATGGTGGCGGTCCACAGAACCATGTTTTTAACGGCTTCGGGCTTCATGGTCACGGAGCCGATGGTGATGTATGGCAGCTTAGCCTCTTCGGTCACATCCCCGTAGACGGGCGTGGTCTGGCCATCCCTGATAACTTTAAATACGGCCTGCTGCAGAGGGACCAGGGGGACGTCTTTAATCAGTATCATGCTCAATCGCCTCCTTCATGGCGGCCTCAATCTTATCCTTTTCTTTCAGGTAGGCGGGCCGCATAAACGGATGCTTGGTCATGTGGCCGTTGTAGATGTCCCCTTTGACATACCGGCCGTCCGGCATCTTCATGGCGTGTCTCTTCCCCAGCTTGGGGTTGGGATAGGTTATACGGGGCCCTGTCCCCATCTCCACAACCCGGGAGTGGGGAGCCGTTGAGACGACTTCCCCGGTCTGCCAGTCGTTGGCTGACCGGAAACGGATTCCCTGTTTGAGTTTGCCCGTATCGCCCATGGGTGCCATGCGGACAGCGGAGTCATAGATGGCCATAGTGCCCTTGCGGATAACTCCACGGATGCGGCTCTGGACTGCCTTGGAGTAACTATCTATCTCCTTGGTAGCCAGCTCCACAGCCTCGGTGGATTTCATCCGGATCACAAAGCCTTTGCTCATGTCCGCACCTCCTGGGTAGTCAGCACATAGATCTCCGGATCAGAGCGGTCTACATCATAGACCTCATACTGATGGCCATCATGCTCGACTCTCCATCCCTTGGCTATGTCTGCCCGTGCCCGGATCCGCATGCCCTGGGTGACCATGACGGCAGCCCCGTCATCAGCGATGACGCCGGGGGATACCCTGGCTTTTAAAAATTCAGCCCATACCGTGGCGGCAACCGTCCAGGTGGTGGTGCCGCCAAAGCCGTCATCCTCGCCCCTGGTCAGCTGCAGCAGCTTGACTCTTTTGTTGAGCTTAGCAGGATTGATCATAGGTCATCCCTCCCATAGGCTGAGCTGGTGGAGCATGGACTGGATGATGTAGCCCAGGTCCTTCTTCTCTCCGACTCGGTCCTCATAGAGATTGGTGACGATGGCCAGCATGACCATGTCGGCCTTGGCTTTAAATCCAGCATCCCCAGCATTACGGAACGTCCTATCGGGACGATACGGGAAACGCCGAAACGCTAGGAAATACGCGGTTTTTCGGCGTTTCATCTGCCGAAAACGTCTGGCCTGTGTGGACTTTTTGCGGTATTTTTGCCC